TCCCATATGAGGATCACTTTCTTTAACCATATTCATAAATTTACCATTAGTCAATACCTGAGCTGAGATCTCTGTAAACTGACGATGAGTGATTGTGATAGGCTTATCCAGATTCTCCTCATACTTCTTTCTGAGCTCTGCCTCACGCTTCATCTCTTCATTTTTTTTTTGTCTCTTCCTCTGAATCAAAACCAAAAGCTCCAAACATTCCCATACCACTAAACATACTACTTTTCCTCCTTATTCTTGTTGAAATACTTTTTATTTAACTCTTTTGTAGTCAACCCCATTTTCCGGGCAACAACCTTTTTCATTGGCAACTCCTTTTTATTCTTCTGGATCTGCCTGTTTAACTTCCTGAGAGTGCTCATCCTCTAACCCTTTCTCAAACTCTGCCAGAGTAACCTCCTGTACATTTCCGTTCTCAGCAAAAGTAATAGTCTCTGTGATCTCTGTTGATATATCATCAATAGTCACTGAAACATTACAGAGCTGAGACTCAAAAGGTTTACCCTTATTCTCCTCCCCCAAATACTCATATCTACCGGGGATCTTTTTGATAGTTCCTAAAGCCGCTGAGATAATGCTGTTGAGGTCTTTACCATTTACTCTAAGCCCGTTACCGTTATCTTCTACTACAGCATTTAAAAAATTTAATTGAATCATATAGCTCTTAGCTCCTTTCTTTTATTTGCCTTGCACTGAGTAATAACTGAAAGCTGATAAGATTTTTAGACAAAAAAAAAAAGAAAAGTTTTTGAACTCCTCTCTAAAATAAATCTTTGATTTATTTTTATATTTTAATAGATTAATCTTTGGTAGGACAGAAATGAGATAGGGGTAGGACAAAATTGTCTTAGGGTATCCCATTTTTGTCCTACCCTACAAGAAAAAAAAAGAGGGCTCATTTGCCCTCTTTCTTCATGTTACCATATCTCTCTTTATGAGATTGTCCAGCATACTCTATAATCTTCTGAGTATCCTCAGCACTCCAATACTTATAGCCGTTTGGCTCAGTGTGAGGAGCCGGGATCAGTCTACCCTCCCCGGCTTCTTCCCTTTGCTCACTTGCTTTATTCCAGAGCTTTATAGTCTGAGTAGATACTCCACAGAGCTGAGATACTTCTGTAGCTGTATAGTGGATTATTCCATTGATAACTTTCATTCCTCAGTCCTCCTCAATGATCTATATTTATTCCTCATTTATCCCTCATTAGCATAAACCTATATAATATCTTATCATTAAAGCCTTAATACTGCAATATCTTTCTGAGAATTTCTCCCATATCTACACGGGATCCTTTACCCTCAACTACTCTGTCAAAAAGAGCCTTGTTATCCCTCAGCATCTCCTCAATTTCCTCATCTACTGTATTTGTTGCTACCAGAGATACCACGTTTACTGTGTCAGTAGTTCCAATTCTATAGGCTCTATCCTCAGCCTGTTTATTTTCAGCGTCCCAGTATTTTTTATCAACAAAGAATACATAATTTGCCGCTGTCATTGTAAGACCTGTTCCCATAGCTCCTATGGTTCCTATAGCTACCTTACAGTTAGGATCCGTCTGGAACCTATCAACCTCTTTTTGTCTGTCCTCAGGATCTATAGCACCTACTATATAAGCTGGATTATAGCTATTAAGAGCATCTCTGTAGATAGATGTAACCGTTTCATACTGAGAGAAAATGAGGGCTTTGTGACCGCTCTCTGTGATCTCTTCCAGCATATCCTTTACTCTATCCAGTTTAGGGTTATCGTCAGTAAAGAGCCCTCCTGTAAGCTGTTTGAGCCTTACAATACAAATAAGAGGATTAGATACTCTCAGGATCTCATCCAGATTACTAACAATTCCATCACGGATCTGTTTATATAGAGTTCTCTGTTTTCTGGTAAGCTCAACAAATTCTGTAGTGTAAATCTTAGGAGGGAGATCCAGTACATCTTCTTTTTTTCTCCTTAACATTACAGTATTAAGCTCTTTGTTGAGCTCATCCAGATTTCTGTACCCTATTACTTTTTTTCCATTAAAACCTCCCTTAATACAGTAGCGATTTTTAAACCTGTAGTAGTCTCTTTTCTCAACTCTGAGCCATGTAAGGATATTCCATAAATCTTCAGCTTTATTCATTGGAGTACCTGAAAGACCTATTCTGATTTTAGCCCTCAGGCTTCTTACAGAAAGTCCCTGAGAACACATACCGTTTTTTACTTTGTGGATCTCATCTACAATAACCATCCCTATAATACCATCTTTACAATCTGCATAGAGTCTACTCATAATTTTATCATTTCTCAGACTCTCAATATTGATGATACCAAAATAGGTATTTCCGCTGATCCACTCATCAATCTGTAAAGCTCTTTTATCCATTGTCTTTCCATCTATTACAATGGAGCTTTCATTTGAATGTACGCTAACCTCTTTTTTCCAGCTATATTTTACTGAGTTTACTCCGCATATAATCAAACATTTACCTATCTCAGATTTTCGGGCTACTGCAATGTCAATACTCTCTTTTGTTTTTCCAAGTCCCTGATCGTCTGCAAGTAAAAGGTTCTTACATTCATACCCCCTGTTAAACGCTTCTATTTGATGAGGAAACGGCTTTGTTTTAAATGGGTAGTCAACTATAGGGGTAATACCTTTCAAACGCTCTTTGACGGGATTAGAGGGTTCAGCGGTTTTCTCCTCTTCTTTCTTTATCAGGCTATTGAGATATTTAGAATTAACATCTATATCATCCTCCCCGAAAAGGTCTACTAACTGTTTTAGCTCACTTGCCGGGATCTCCCACGCCTGTTTTTCCGGGATGTATCTCCTATACTTTAGTTTTCTGATTTTGTCTAAGTATTCTTTACTGTGCCTGTAGGTTACAAGGAAAGCGTCCCGGAAATAAGTACCGCTCTCCAGTTTTTCAAGTTTAATCATTAAAAAAAAACCTCCTTAGCTATTACTTTTGAATATTTAGTAATAACCAAGGAGGCTCTGAGATTTTAGACAAAACCTGTATAAGTTGTTTTATGCGGCTATTTTAAATTCAACATCAAAGTTTACTGTTTGTACACGATAGGACAGATGTTGCCGTGGCAAATGAAACATACTCTAATCATTATTTTATTTCTCCTTGTTTTGCCCCGGAATGCCCTGTTTTGCAAGATTTTCTGGAATTCGTGTAGTTTGCTCTGAAATTACAGATTGTGGCAAATCAGAGCAAGATTGAGCAAGTTGGTACTGCCTGTCAGTAGTAACACCTCAAAGTCTTACTACTTAGAATGCTACACTAAATTTTACAAAAAAAAAGAACCCGACGCATCAGGTTCTCCCAGGTGTAATCCGAAGACATCCACCGCAATTCTTATATATAATATACTACTTCTGCATAAAATATGCAAGAATTTTATGATTTGCTAATGAATTTTTGTAAGGCATTCATATTAGGTCTATGCTGTGTACCAACCACCTGATTATAAATGTTAATTGGCAATTCATTTCTCAAATACTCTGTCTGCTGTTGATACGAAGCAACAAACTGCTTACAAGCAGTTTTAGTTTCGCCCATCTTTCTAAGGAAATATGTAATCATAATAATATACGCATCCATATATTTGAAATCAATATTAGAAATCCCTACTTCAGTTTCAAGCAGAGTAACAAGACGCTGATCAATCTTACCAGTTTTAAATCTAGTATCGAAAATCACATTGTTATGAGCAATTGCATTTCGCAAATCTTTAACTGTAAATATAAAGAACTTTGTGTTCATGCCATCTGAATCTAAATTAGTTGGGAGCTTCATTATATTTGAAACATAAAGCTTAACATTTGTACAGGCACAATCATATAAAGTTCCAAACTCACCAAGCGCTAAAGTTTCAAATATTGCCCAAACAGGTATTGTAATATCATTATTAAAGAAATGTGCTACCACACTTCTCTTATTATAGTCACGAACAAGAGCAGCATTTATTTTTCCTTTTAGATTCATTCTCTTCGTGTACTCTGTTTTATATGCACGGCTCCCCGGAGTATAATTTCTATATGCTGTTAATGATTTATTGTAAATAACATCAAAATTCTCAGATTTGCTATCTGCCAATAAAGCCTCAATAACATAACTCTTCAATGCATTTTCTATAAACATTACCTTAGGATAAAGAACTGTTTTAAGTCGCATATCATATTTATTCAGTGCTATAATTTCATCCAAAGAGCTAAAATTAACACGGTTAGTATCCTCTCGAATAAATCTATATCCCTTAAATCCATGATAATAGCCCATATTTCTAAGTGCTTGTGTCTGTGAGCTTTTAACATTGATATGGTGTGTATTACGTAAATATTTCATCAACTGGTAAATTGATAACATGTATAACTTTCTTTCATCATTTATAAGGTTTATTATAGCACCAAACACTTACTTTTTCCACAGAAAAAACGCCCCAGCCTAAGCCGGAGCGTCATCTCTTTTCCATATTAAACTACCTTAAACATCTTCTGCGACATCGTTTTCTCTTTCTTCTGCTCAACCTCCGCCTGTGCCTTCCTAAACTCTTCCATCCGTTTCAATTCTTCCTCAGCATCATCGAATCCGATAT